GTATATTTTTTGCATTGATTTTAGAGAGCTAAAATAAAATATTAACTTTAATATGCTAATCTACACCTAGCCTAAAAAGTATCAAGTGGGATTGACATGGACAAAAAAATTTGATATAATGCAATTTAATAATAGAAAAAATAAGGAGTACACATGTCTAATGCAATGATGAATCCAGAAGAAACTTATAGGATGCCACCAGAATTGCTAGAAGTTACTACTAGATATTTAGAAACAGCTAGTATAGAAGAAACAGCAAGTACATTAGATATACCTGTAGAAAAGGTAGTATACTATTTAAATAAAAAAGAGTCAAAAAGATTTATAGATACAATCTTCTTAGAACAAGGATATATAAATAGAACAAAGCTACAATCCACTCTAGATACAATTATAGATAAAAAACTGCTAGAGTTAGAAGAAGCAGAGTTAACTAGTAATAAAGACATTGCAGACTTATTAACTCTAGCATTAAAAATGCGAGAAAGCTTTGTAAAAGATTTAGTAGCAGAACCAAAAGAAACACAACAAACAAACGTACAAGTTAATGGCCCAGCAAATTTTGGGCTTAATTATAATAATTTACTAACTAAACTTATTGAGGATTGACATGGTAGACGAAACAAGATGGAGACATCATAGAAGAGCATTCGCTTCAGCAACAACAAGCGCAGCAGTGACAAAAAGTGACAGCACTGTATTAGATTTTAATGCACTATTTGTAGGAGGCGGTGGAGACGTAAGTATAGACCATGAAGAAGGCGGAGCAGCAGTGGTTTATTTAGGCGTATTACCTGGTTCAATCCTACCTGTTAGTGGAGTTAGAGTAAATGCAGCTACGACTGCAACTAATATAGTTTGGATGAAGTGGTAGTGGGAACTTTAGCTATCATTGGAATATCTACAGCAAGTATGCCTAATAGACTTTTCAGAGGTATATTAGCTTCTAGTGGTACATTTATACTTACTGGTAGCACTATTTCAATACCTAAAAAATTAGAAGCTACTAGTGGTACATTTACACTTTCTGGTACTTCAGTTACATTAGGATCATAAAATGGCAAAACAAGATATAGACTTAGGTACCGGTCCAGATACACCTGGAGCTGATAATTTATATGAAGCATTTAGCAAAGTAAAAGATAACTTTGATGAACTTTATGCTGAAAAAATTATACTTGTTAGTGAATATACAGTAGCAACTTTACCTTCAGCATCAACATATGATAATGCAATTATTATTGTATCCGATGAAACTGGGGGTAGAACCTTAGCTACTAGTGATGGAGATAAATGGTATAGAGTTAGTGATGGAGTTGAAGTTTCATAATGGCTAAACAAGCAATAGACATGGGTACCGGTCCAGATACACCTGGAGCTGATACATTAAACTCTGGATTTACAAAGGTAAATGCCAATTTTGATGAATTATATATTAGAAATGGTGAATATACTCCCGCAGGAGTTTTAGTGTATCCATATATAAATGCACAAACTGTAGTTTATGCTAGCGGTATTGTAGATTATGTATCTACATCTTATGATTCTAAAACATGGACTCTAGGCCCTTCCGCATATAATGCTGTAGGACAAGTAACAGAAATAACCGCTACAGATAGTATCACAGAATGGACAAAAACTATTGCTTATACTAATGGTGTAGTATCTAGTGAAGGAGAGTGGACAACATGAGTTTAGCCGATGCTATACTAGGAAGTATAAAAATACCTAATAATGCTTTACAAGTAAGTACTGGATATATGGAAGTAAAATATCTAGCCAATGCATTAAATACTACTGGAACTAAAACTTCTTTAGAATATGGTGTAGATAATATATCATGGCCTGCTTCATTTCAACTTATTGCCACAGGACGAGGTTCAAATACTACTGCTGTAGAAATTGAAGTTTCTAATGATAATATTAATTATTCGTTCTATTGTTATCTATCATTAAGTGGTGGATCTACAGGTATAACACGTACTTCAGGAATTATACCTTGGAAATACGTACGTATTACTTGTACTATATTACAGAACCCCGGTACAGGTACTTATTCGGTGATAATGCTATGAAAACTAATTATTTATTACATAACCCCGTTAACTTAAATATTCCTGGTAGTTTAGATATAAATGGTACATATATTTTTACTCATGTAGTAGGAACTGCTTCTGAGCGTGCAAATACTGCATTATCATTCTTAACTACTGGTTTAGTATGGGATGAAAATGATACTGGTGATATTTATAAATTTATTGGTCCTTTAGTTACTGACTGGATTCAAATTGGTACTGCTGGAGCTATTAATGTTAATCCATTACTAATTTCTGGTGAAGATCAAACAAATGATGTCATTAAGGTGGAGGAGAGATTCGCTTATCATCATGTAGAGCCTTCACAGACAGCTGAGATTTTAGGGACTACAGGGGCAGCAGGTGATTTCTTGCACACTATCACCTGGAGGAACACAGGAAATGGTCAAATAACCATTATTGACGGATCTACAAATGTACTAGCGGTAGCCGGCATTGGCACACCAGCTAGTGTTCAGACTGGTACATATATTATTGATGCTGTATGCACAACTGCCTGGAAGATCACCACAGGTTCTGGGTGTGAGGTATTAGCTACAGGCAGATTTACCTAATGGCTGACTTCTTCGTATCCCAATCTGGTGCTGGATCCACAGATGGGTCTAGTCCTGCCAATGCGCAGGCTATTGGCTCTGTCACATGGTCATCTCACCCAGGGAATGATGTCTATTTATTGGGGTTGATAACAACAGGTGTAAATGTCAATGCAGATGCCACTGAGGGTAACGAAATTGTTATCCGTGGTGATGGGGCTACTCCCGGTGTAATTACCGTAACAGGGGCGTATGGGATTTTATTCGCAGGCGATTGGATTATCCTGAAGAACATAACTGTTACAGGTTGCAGCACTTATGGTATTAAGATTGCGTCTGCGGTAGATGTAACAGGTTCGACTATTGATAATTGCGAGATAACAGATAATGTGCAGCGGGGTATATCTTATTTGCAATCCAGTGGCACTGCAAAAACTCTCGATCAATTAACTATTACAGATTCCACGATAACGGGTAGTGGATATGAGGGTATCAGGGTCACGATAGAAGCAGCAGGTGCTGCCTCTGATAAGATTACGAATTTAACTATTACTGGGAATACTATTACTGGTAATGGTGGAACACTTTACGCTGGAATCCGTGTGGGTGATAGCGGTCATGTTTCTGCTATTAACGAAACCCTAGTTATTGACAATAATACGGTATCGAGTAATCGAGGGATTGGTGGGGTTCTCATTATAGGGTTCACCGATACATCGTATGTTAGCAGTTTTTCCGGTAATACATGCAATGGGAACTTAGGGGTTCTCGGTGGGATGAATATTCAGGTATCGGCGTATTTCACAATTGAAAATAACACATGTAACAATAATGAGGCGGATGAAGGCATTGATGGTCATGGTCTACTCATTGATGATGGCTGCGACAATATTATTTGCAGGCATAATTCATGTAGCGGAAATGTTGGCTATAGCGGTGCGGATATAACATCTGGGGCCGGGATAATGGTGTTATCTGTGACAAATGGTGAGATATACGGAAACCTGGGAACAGGAAATCGAATTGGGATGATATTGGGTGGTGCGTCAGCCCATACATCGACTCGCATTTATAATAATACTTTTGTTAATTCGACTCATTATGGATTCATTGCGGGCGATGCGATGGCAGATGATGTAGTTGAGATCAAAAACAACATTTTCACAGGTGATAGTGATGGGTTTTACGTCAATACCGGAACAGATCAGACAGATGAAGATTACAACATCTTCTATGGGTTTGATACTCCGACTACAAACCATACCCTGGGGACTAATACCTTAACTTCAGATCCTCTTTTAGATGCTAACTACAAACCAACTGTTGATTCGCCTGCTTATGAAGCAGGGATATTTGTATCTTCTATTAAGGATTACCAAGGCAGACCATATCATATCCCACCAACTATAGGAGCTTATGAGTTTACTTCTGGATTCCCTGCGCAGCCAAGAACATCAACTAATACTCGTATAGGCAGATTTACATGACCACAAGTTATTTGGATGTAAATGCTGTTGGGGGTGGTGATGGCACAGTGGGGACGCCGTGGAATTCTCTGCCGGATGCTGAGACTAATAAGGCGTCTTGGGATGAACTCAGGATAAAGCGAGGGACAGTAGAGAATCTTGCGGACTATGGCGCTGAGTCTAAGTGCACATTTTATAGTGGGGATTCGGATAAGACAGTAACGACATATTATAATGGTGATGGGTCTGATGATATATCACAGCCAAAACCTGTTTTTGACCATTATCACACATCAGAGGCTGGTGATTGGACAGAGGTAGACCCTACAGATCCGACTAGCCTATCTCCTGGGTCTAATCTATGGATTTTAGATGGTGGAATAGCATCATATAACCCCATACAGGCAGTGTGGTTTGGGGATGACTTTACCCCGGGCCAGTATCAGTTAGAATATTGGACTGTTGTGACTTCTACGCTTACCGATGTGACGACGAATGTCCCTGCTCAAGCTTTTCAGTTTGATTGGTTTCGGGGAACGGCAGAAGACAATAACCGGTTAATCGTGTATTCAGTAGGGAACCCCGTCACTTATTATGGCGCGGTGTACTGGAGTGCAAATACCAAAGATAGAGTTTTTGAAGCTTTCAATTCCGATAACATTGTGATTGAAAACCTGTGTTTCCGTTATACCTCCCTAGGGGTGTTTAATGAAAGTGCAACAGATTCAACTACAGTCACTGGTGCTATTGTACAGGATTGTGCTTTTAATCGTTGTGGTACGGGGATAAGAATTGCCGGGGCGGAGGGAACCTCACGAATTATGGATAATGCGATAATCAGGCGCAATACATTTTCCGACATTTTGCGTGGGGGGATTTGGGTTAGAGGTGAAGTAAGAAACGCTCGTATTTATGGGAATGCCTTTACCTCTAACGGGCTGGCTGTGTCGACTGGGGGAGTATATTTTAGTAAATGTATTCCTGGTACTGGATATTATAATTATGTGTATAACAATACATTTACAGATATGACATATGGACGATTTTACAACGGTGATGGAGGGGGGATAGAGACTGATTCGCAGACCACAAATACACGGATATATGGAAATGCTATTTCTCGATGTTATCAAGCATGGCATGATAACTCGGGCAAGGAAAATTGGTTTTATTCTAATCTGGTAGACGATTGTGGAATGGTTTATTTCGCAACTGATGCAACAAGCCAGGATGGGAATAATGCGCACATTATTAATAATACCTGCACTAATTTAACTGTGGATAGCACTTACAATGATGGCGACCAAACGCCTAAAGCTGCGATCCAGTATTCACCTATGACAATTGCTGGAGGCGAGACAAAGAATAATATTCTTTCAGGCTTATCTGGTAGCGGGATTCGTCGTTTTGACGCGCACAGTATTACTGAAGACAATAATTGCTTCAACGGATTTGCAGTAAATGTGATTGATGAAAATGATAATGCGGAATCTATTGGTAGTAACAGCATATCAACCGATCCTCTTTTAGGCGCGGATAATAAACCACTAGTAGATTCCCCAGTCTACGAAGCTGGCGTTTACACTGACGCGATAAAAGATCGTAACGGTAGACCATATCATATCCCACCAACTATAGGAGCTTATGAGTTTACTTCTGGTTTTCAACCTCAAGATCGTTTACTACGATAATGAAAATCTCTCGTGATAATATTAGTGATACTTCTATTACAGAATATCCTGTAAAAGAACGCCTAATAAAACTAGATATAAGTAAGTACTTACAACTAATAGATATTGAACCTGTCCCGCCACAAATAGCTTTTATAAATGCTATTAATAATCCTGAATATAGATTTATTACTGCAGTATTAAGTAGACGTACAGGTAAAAGTTTTATAGCTAATGTAATCGGTCACTTAATTACTTTAATACCCGGATGTAATATATTAGTTATAGCACCAAACTATGCTCTTTCTAGTATTTCTTGGGATAATCAGAAAAAACTATTAACAGCTTTTGGTGTAGAAGTACAAAAATCAAATGCCAAAGATAAGATAATAGAATTAAAAAATGGGTCAACAATTAGAATGGGCTCTGTAGGACAGGTAGACTCTGTAATCGGACGCAGTTATGATTTAATTATATTTGATGAATGTGCTGTTAATAATGATGGAGCAGATGCATTTAATGTTCAGTTGTGCCCTACATTAGATAAAGTAAATAGTAAAGCTATTTTTATTAGTACACCTCGCGGTAATAATTGGTTTCACGAATTTTATAAACGTGGATTTTCAAATAATTTTCCCACTTGGGCTTCTATACTTAGTACATATCATGATAATCCTAGAACAGATTTACAAGCTATAGAAGATGCAAAAGCATCAATGAGTCGCGCTGAATTCGCACAAGAACATTTATGTGAATTTATAGCATTAGAAGGTCAAATATTTAATCTTAATAAGACTCAAATAGTAGATATAGATATATCTACTTTAGAAGTATTAGATGTAGTAGCTGGATTGGACTTAGGATTTAGAGATCCAACAGCTTTTATTGTTGCTTTAACAGATGGTTATAATTACTATTTAGTTGATGAATATTTAAATAACGAATCTGGTACATCTGAGTACGCTAAGATGATACAAGATAAAATTTCAGAACATAATATTGATTTTATCTATATTGATTCAGCTGCACAACAAACACGCTATGACTTAGCATATGATTATGATATTACTACTATAAATGCTAAGAAATCAGTAAATGATGGTATTGGATATTTATCATCACTGGTAGATCATGATAGAATATTCATCTCTTCTAGTTGTACTAATATAATAGATATGTTTGATAATTATCGATGGGATCCTAGAGAAGGATTACTAGCAGAACGCCCATTACATGATAAGTATTGTCATATTGCAGATGCGGTAAGATATGCTTTATATACTCACTCACATAATTTAGAAACTATAGGCAGCTAGTAGTATGGCTCAGCTTAAATACCCAATTTCAGATAGAGCAACTGACTCGTGGACAACAACTCCTTTATGGAGTGATGTTGATGATCAATCAGATGCGGACTGGATATCCAGTCCTACGTCGGGTAGTAATAATGCCTGTGATCTTAATATTGATGCTTTAGAAGATCCTGAAGCTGACGATATTGTTGTTTATTACCGTGCTCAGCGTGCATCTGGCGGCGCTGCAATCCGTCTTGACGTATACACCGTTGACGATGGGCTTATCCATACAGGAACACAGCAAGGTCCTGGTAGTTCATTTGCTGAGTACACAGAAACACTAACAACTGGTGAACGCCAAAACATAACAGACTGGGACGGTCTGTATGTTCGCATTACGCAAATCGCTAACAATAAAGGTGTATTGGTTTCTGCTGTCTGGGTAACAGCACCTGATGCCCCTACACCTACTCCTTATTCAATAGATGCTACATCTGGAACGTATACTTTAACTGGCAGCACTACTGCCCTTAGCAAAGCTTACTCTTTGGCTAGTGCATCTGGGGTATATACTCTTAGTGGTACTACTGTAGATTTTAATACTGGATATGTATTAGATGCTACATCTGGAACGTATACTCTTAGCGGTACTACTGCCTCTCTTAAAGGTGCTCTTAGTTTAGCTGGTGCTTCTGGAACGTATACACTTAGTGGTACTACTGTTGGATTAGATACTGCTTATACATTAGATGTAGACTCTGGAACGTATACTCTTAGCGGTATCACTGTAGATCTTAATAGTACTTATACATTAGATGTAGACTCTGGAACGTATACTCTTAGCGGTAGTGATGTAGCTCTTAATAGTACTTATACATTAGATATAGACTCTGGAACATATACTCTTAGCGGTAGTGATGTAGCTCTTGAAACCGCTGGTGCTTATTCACTAGCTGGTGCTTCTGGAACATATATACTTACTGGTACTACTGTTGATCTTAATAGTACTTATACATTAGATATAGACTCTGGAACATATATACTTACTGGTACTGATGTAGCTCTTGGAACTGCTGGTACTTATACATTAGATATAGACTCTGGAACATATACACTTAGTGGTACTACTGTTGACCTTAGCGCTGAGCATACATTAGATGTAGACTCTGGAACATATACTCTTAGTGGTAGTACTGTCGACCTTAGCGCTGAGCATACATTAGATGCAGCATCTGGAGCACTTACTCTTAGCGGCAGCACTGTAGAACTAGAAACTACTGGTACTTATTTACTAAATGCAGATACTGGAACGTATACACTTAGCGGTACTACTGTCGACCTTAGCGCTGAGCATACACTAGATGCAGCATCTGGAGCACTTACTCTTAGCGGTATCACTGTAGATCTTAATGGTGCCCTTACATTAGATGTAGATACTGGAGCTTATACACTTACTGGTACTGCTGTAGAATTAGAAACTACTAGTACAGGTACTTATTCATTAGATGTAGACTCTGGAACGTATACACTTAGCGGATTTGCTATAGAATTAGATACTGCCCCTAGAACCTATGCCTTAGATATTAATTCTGGTCGCGGATGGCATTACTGGCTCCGCAAACGTAAAACGGGATAAAACTTAGAATGTCAGCAGGAACATTAAATTTAAATATAGAAAGAGGCAGTATATTTGCCAAAACATTAGTTTGGAAGGATGCAGATAAAAATCCTATAAGCTTAGCAGGAAAAAGTGCACGTATGCAAATACGTCAACGAGTAGATGATATAGCTTATATAGCCGAATTAACTACTGGAAATAGCGGCATAGTTTTAGAAAGTGGTTCAGTTACTGGACAAATACAATTATATATAGGTGCAGTTGAAACAGATACATTTGATACTGATTTTGCTGTTTATGACTTAGAAATATACGAAAACGGAAACGCAAATAATGTTATACGTTTACTTCAGGGACAAGTTATTATTTCTGAAGGTGTAACTAGATAGATTTATTTCGCTTTCGCGAAATTAATTAATAGAGAGAGGAAAAAAGAATGGCAAATGCAAGTAAGTTTAATCAATTTGTAGAAGATTTAGGGCTAGGAGTACATAATTTTAATGCTGATCAATTAAATGTAGCTTTATATCAAGATACAGCATCAATTACTGCAGCAAGTGGACCACTTTTGGGTAATTTAAGTAATGAAGTAACAGGTACAGGTTATACTACTAAAGGAAAAGATATTACAAATACATGGTCAGAAACTACAGGTACAGCAACATGCGGTGCTTCAAGCCCTGCGGCATGGACAGCAGGAGCAAGTGATTGGGATAGTATTCAATATGCAGTAGTATTTAATGAAGATGCAACTGGGCCAGATGAATTAGTAATGTATTGGGATAATGGATCAACAATTGATTTAACAGCAGATGATACGTTTACCTTTACTATTACAACTAGTATATTTACTTTAGCCTAATGCATGATTATCATAAGTTTATTAGAGAGCAAATAAAAAAGAAACCTGAATTCCAACGCGAATGCTGTAGGGATATAAATAACCTACAGTATTCCGTTAAGGATAATAATGTTTATGATAAAGTAGTATTAAGATGCAGACATTGTCATAAACTACACTATCATATGTTAGGAGAAAGCGCCCATATAGGTGCTAGGGTTAGGAGATAACATGTTACATGATTTAATCGAAACCTCGGAACACACAGACACCTTCTTCCACCACGGTACATCTGGTCACTGGAAAGACATTTTATCACCAGACCAAGCTAAGAGAATAGAGTCCGACCACAGGGAAGTGATGGAACAGTATGGCTATTTAGCCAGTAATGTGAGAGAAATTTATGCCTGATTTAAGAGTGTATGGTTCAACTACTGGAGAGATGAATAATTTCTACTTTCCGTTTCTCGATCCTGATTCGTCGACCGGGGATTATCAGACTTCAGACCCGTCACCGTCATCATCTACAGATCTAATTTTATATCTGGATGGTGTGGCGGCAACTGGAGGTGCTGCGGCATCGAATGCCACACTGTCATTTCTGACTGGTGGATATGGGAAACTGGCATTAGTCACTGCTCAGATGCAGGCCGAGATCATTGTGGCGATGATTGTTGATGCTACTGCTACCAAGGAATGGGTCGATACCTCCATCATCATCCACACAGGAGGTCATGCCAGTGCACTACATTCTGGTTAGTCTTTTATGTCTGCCATTTCTGGCTAATGCAGCTCCGACTTATTACTGTGTCTCCAGTAATGGGACTTCAGCTTGGGATGATGGTGGAGACAATTGCATTGGTTCAGTGGGTGACTGTACAGGTCTTACAGGAACGGCTGCCTGTGATTTAGATACAGCGAATGATGAGGCAGTTGTTGAAGATGTAATCTATTTACAAGCCGGAACATACGGTACTGGTGAACAGATACGTCCAGCTAGATCCGGGACTGATAACGATAATCGGATTACATATCAGGCTTATGGTGATGGTCAAGTTACGATGAATTGGACGGGAACAGGTGGTTATACGGATAGGGGTTCAATTGCACTAGGAGAGCGTGATTATATTACAGTAAATGGTGCAGGGCCTAGTGATGAGGATGGCACTAGAAGAATCGTGCACATACCTACAGGTTTTGTTTCTACTTACGGGAATGCGTGTGGATCTGAAGGGACGATAGTTAAAAATGTTGTTTTAGGTTATCGCAATGGAGGGGATGGAAGCATAACGGCAAGTCGCGGATGGTCTGCCTGTGCCAGCACTTGGGAAGGATCTTTTACGACTATATATAATGTATTTGAGAATAATGAAATATACGGTGAGCATGACGCACAAAATGATAGTACTGAGGAAACACAAGATTTAATTCAAGTAGCAAAAGACTCAGATTATAACTTGTATCAAGATAATATAATAGATAGTGCATCACATGACGCATTGTATATTTCTAGTACACTAGCTACAAATAATGTAGTCCGAAATAATGTTATTAGCAACGATTATCATACCGCCTGCGCTCTTTGGCACGCTGGAGGAAATAATTTATGGGAAGGGAATGAATGTAGATCGTCTTTTGATTATGATCAATGGCCCGGAGCAACACCGGGGAATGCCCTTCAGTTATCAGCCCCTGATAACATAATTCGATACAATATAATACACAAAGGGGGAGCAGCAGACTATACGAGTTCGGCGCTTGGAGGGTTGAAAACAACATCGGGTACTAGTGGGGGTGATTCAGACGCGACTGATAATCACATTTACAATAATACGATGGTAAAAAATCGTAACCATTCGTATGGGCTACAGTATGTTGGGACGAATTTTCTAGATTTAGGAAATAATCGGATGGTTAACAATCTACTGTATGGAAACCCATATTCTGGCGTCTTAGTTCAATATGCTGGTGGATCACAAAATTTACCAGACGGAATCCGAGACAAGTGGTTTACTAATATGATCGGGACTAGCAGTGGAACTGATTATATTAATGCTGCGGATTTAGGTGGTAGAAATGCTTCAGAAGCAGAGTCTCTGTCTGGTCCTACGTATCCAGAATTTACAGACATCATAACAGTTGATCCATTATTCACTAATTATAATAATAGTGATTACACGTTAACAGAGTCTAGTACGTTAATAGATCGGGGGACAAATCTAACCATCATCACAGGATCAGATTCTGGGAGTGGAACATCACTATACGTAGCGGATTCAAAGTATTTTTATGATGTGTCAGGGTTTCCGACATGGATGGGTATGCAAGGGGACTGGATAGCAGTAGGGTCGAATTTATCTGGTAGTGCAAAGGTCCAGATAGCATCAGTTGATTATGTAAACAATATAATTACTTTAGAAAATAGCATCAGTCGTAATGTAGATGATTTGGTTTGGCTGTGGAAGGACAGTCGCGGGAATTTAGTTATTTCGGGTGATGCGCCGGATATTGGTGCGTTGGAATATAAAGCAGAAGATGGTGGCGTTATCACCAGTCCAGGCGTGCGTCCAGGCGTGCGTCCAGGTGTCAGGCCAGGCGTAAGATAAAGGGATAGACTAATGGCTGCTCCAGTAATTGAAATCGGTGATCTAACAAATAGTTCCAATAATTCAGTCGACACAACTCCAGATGTTAGTTATCCAGCCTATGCGGATGGTGATTTACTTATCACCGTTCTTGCAATGGATGACGATACAGTTAATTTCCCTATTACCCCGCCGTCAACTGGCCCTTTCAGTGAGACTCTAGAATTTACAGCAGTTGCTGGCGATACCGGGTCTCAGGCTGGTCCTGGTATAGGACTTATCGCATGGGTAGGAACAGATAGTAGAAGCAGTGGGGCACACGCTTGGGCTATTGGTAGCACGGGGCAACGTTGGAATGCGTATACAATTCTCGTTCCAGCGGGCGAGTTTGATGCAGGCACTCCTATAGATTCGGTTTCTGATATAGGCGGCAATGCTACCTCAAGTAATAATGTTACGACCCCTTCGTGGGATACTGACACGGCGGGTGGACGTGTTCTTGTAGGCTGTGCGGTCGATACTAGGGCCTGGGGCGCAGCAGCTTCTGGATGGACAACAGTTGATTCTGATGAAGCTACAACAGTCACCATTGCAATAACAACAAGAAATGCTGAAACAACGTCTACTGAGACAATATCTAGCGTTACTCATACGATTGACGGATCAGATATTGATACTAGTTCTACAGTTGGATTGGTTATTAATGGGCCTGTTGCTGGTGAAGCTTATTCAATAGATGCAGCTTCTGGAACGTATACACTTACTGGTACTGCTGTAGATCTTAGTGGCACTCTTTTATTAGATGCAGCTTCTGGAACGTATACACTTACTGGTACTGCTGTAACTCTAGATC